TGATCCTTAAATAATTGACATCTTCACCTAATCTTGCATACAGACCTTTTGACAGCTTACTGTCTGTATTGCCTTTCTTTTACTTGTTTTTTATTACCTGCTGATATAGCCCCAACGATTGCCCCGGCTGAAGCGAACAATAAACCACATATTAAACTCACACAGCGTTACCCCATCCCCACTTCCACGGTAACTTATCCATTTTATTTTTCGTAAAAACACAACTACATTTCCATCAAATAATCCCGCAACCCCGCATAGAATCAGGGTTTCCGCGTGAGAAGCACGGCGGTTTCAACATGCGGTGAAAGTTACTTCTTATACTAAATAGCGAAACCGTCACCTTTTGCGAAAAGGTTCATCCCCCACTTAGGGGGATAGGATAGCTTGCGCCCCGATTATGGCATATAAATCAAACAAGATTATTAAGTAAATTATTTACATAAAGAATATTTCTTATCGTGTCTGCATCATTTCTTACTAATAATCCTGTATGTGCACTATTTCTACGCAATTGATTTACAGCTCGTAAATCTGACAAATATAAGGTATAAGGATGTATATTATTTGTCGAAATCACACCGATTATCTGTCCTAACATGTGCATACTGCTAGGTATTTGACTTCCCAACAGTACCCTTAATTGCTTTTCAACAACCTTACAATATTCCACTATTATAGGTGCAAAATCGATAATGCTCATTTTATGTATTTCATAAAGAGTTTCTGCTGTAATTAAAAATTCCTTTGCATCTGCATCAAGATGTGTATATGTTGAATTAACCCAATTCCGGCTATTTTGATATATGATACTATCTTTATTTACCGCCTGGACCATTTGATTGAGAACCTCGTCCATTTTTTCTAAATATTTATCCCAATCATCGTTTTCATCCAGATTTAATTGTCCAGAATTATTCTGAAGCTGTATCAATTGAAGCGCCCACTGGCGAACAGAACGTTTCTGCTCTACAGCTTTTTTACTGTTTTGACTAAGTTGTTCCTTAATTTCTATATAACGCTGATTTGCACTTTCTATCTCTGGTAAGGTTTGTTCCCATATTTCCCACTCACTTTTTTGAGGCATTCTTTCTTTCGCAATTAATAAATATGCTTTTGCTTGCTCATACTCTCTCAAAAAACTATATGCTGAAATAATTCCTTTTAAAGCTTCAAACATTATCACGCCAAGACTATTGTTAGATGCTATTGAATACAATTGCTTTCCATTTATATCTTGAAACTGATAAACATTCTCATCCACACTAATATGTTCAAGGCATTTTTGATACATAAAAACTGCATTCTCGTATTGCTTCATTTTCTTATAAATATCAGCAACAACTAATAACGTTGTATCATCCTCTACAATAAAAAGCGCTTTTTTTCCCCATTCCAATGCATCTTCTAATTTCCCTTGCCGTTTCAACAGTTCTGCATAATTTGAAAAATTTTGATTACATGGATATTCCTCAATCAAATCACACATAACTTTTTCAGCCTCTTTAAATTGTTCGTTCTCCAGCAAAGCAATAAAATAATTTCCAGTAATATCTTTTTTCAATTCTTCATCTTCTGCTAATTCTATTGCTTTCTCAAAAAATCCAACTGCAATATCCTTCCTATTAATTTCTGGTGTTAAACATACCCAGCCTAAACTATTATAAGTCACCGAATTTGGATATTCCTCAACACTTCTTTTGCCAAGTTCATACGCTTTAAGTGCATCATTGCCAACCCCTAAATAATATGAAATAGCAACTGCACATAAACCTGCATTCATACCAAATTTCTCAAATAATGTATTGGTTATTTCATCTAATCCTTTTTTATTATCTTCTCTATACTCTTCTCTGTTAGCCCATTCTATTGCATTTTGATATTCTTCTACAATCTGTACACTCATAGGACTAAATATATTAGTATCTTCATATTGCGCTAATGCTTTGTTCGCATTTCCGTATTGTTTTAAATCTAAACAAATACCATACAGCATTCTCAATGCCACTTGATTATTATGTTTCAACTCAAGAGCACGTGAACAAAAATCTTTTGCTTCCTCTAAATCTAACTGATTATGATTTAATAAATATAATACCCTTTTAGCGAGTGCCATATTTACATATGTTCCTGTGGCACATATACTATTTTGTTGATGTTCGATTATCCTTTTTCCTATATCTAATATTTTGTGACACTTATTCGCCTCATTCAGTCCTTTGGTCAATTCAAATTGCTCTAAATACAATGCTTGTATTTCTTCCTCCGACATCTTATTGATGCAACACAATTTATATTTTTTTCCACTTCCACATGGACATGGATCATTTCTTCCAATTTTCTTCCCCATACATTCTCTTCTTTCATCTAAAACATTATTTTAAGGAACAATAAGCATTCTTCTACTTATTTCTATATACACTGTTCTAACCGCTCACTTTCATATGGCAACAAATATTTTTTTATATTGCTGCGATTTTTCTTAATAAAGTCAATGACTTCATCCTCTGACAGATTAGACGGAATTACATTCTCCAATCTTCTTACAGCGTTACTTGGTATCCCAAATTCGACCAGAATCGATAAATTCTCACGTATAAAATCATTTTCCAATTGTTGTACGAAAAAGCTATAAGACCCTGGTTTAATGTTTCTCTTTTCACATATCAGACGTTGGATACTATCTACAACTCTAAACGCCTTCGGCACAGTAAATTGAAACCAATGTCTGTAGATATGAAATGCTGTTTCTACAGCTTCATCATAATATCTTGCTTTTCTCTCATCTGTCAAAGTCTTTACAGTCGCAATTTTACTATTATAAATATCATTAACAATATCAATAATATTCTTTTTCGTTCTGTACATATTCAAATATCTTGCAAGCTGCTTTACTGAAAACACGCCCCTTTTGCTATCAAAGTTAAATAGATTATTTTCTGCCAGTTCTAAAACATAGTACATTTGATCCCATGTAGGTAATTGGCTCCACTGAATATTTTGTAATACACTTTTTGATTTCAAGTCACTAATTAATTTGTTATAAATCCTGATTTGTCCATTTACAGAAACGCCATTTTGTTTAATAATACTTAATAAATCAGCGGGAAGCGCATTAATCTGATCATAACGATTTCTGACCTCTTGCTTTACATCATTCTTTTTTATGTTAATAAGTATTTCATTTGTCAATATTTCTGGATCTTGTTCATAAAATGGGATATCTATTACAATAGACTTCTGCACCGGAACGTGACAAAAATTAAATATTCTTCCCACATAATGTTCCATCATCCTTCCAGAACGACCCTTAATATTACTGTAGTCAAAAAAATCTATTTCATTTCCTCCCTTTTTTTCATCGAACAAAATTACATTTTTAGCACTAGTATTGACACCTTCAATTATCGTAGAGGTACAAAAAATACAGTTTAACCGTCCCTCATTAAAATACTTAATAATTGAAGCTCCTATATGCTTTTGTAAAGAGCCATCATGAATTGCCACACCGTATTGTAATTCCTTAGCTAAACTCCATTCCGGCGAGACATTTTTATTAATCCATTCTATTAATGGAAGTTGATTATTCTTTTCTCGTTCTATTCTTTGCAAATATTCTAAATATACTTTGGCCATACGCCTTGCTCGTGCAGGAGTTGAACAATAAATAAGCGTTTGTTCATTTCGCAACTCATCTAACAGTTCACACAAAATTGTGATTTTTTCCTTATCAATCTGTTTATCGCTGTTACTCCAGTTAATTAAATTACTCTTATCTATTACATTACAATCTACTAAAGAAAAATCTGACTTATAAAATATTGCATCATATTTTTCTGCAAATCCATCTGTTATTCCATCAATATTGGGGCCTAAGAAGTAAAATCTGGGATGAAATTTATTTACCACCTTCAAAAACGCATTGTTTAAGGTATCTGCCCGGTCATCCTTTCTTCTGAGGCTCAATTTGTAGAATTCATCTATAATAAGAAAATCTATTTGAGGTAGAGGCTCATACTCCATTACTCTTTCCGCTGTTAACAGAAAAAGATTTCTCTTGTCTTCAGAATATGGTTGCGAAGTTCTCACTATAATTTTGTAATCATCGGCATATTTCTTCAATTTTAATCGAGTTTCATCTAACAATGCTAATGTTGGCTGTATGATAACTATGTTTTTATATTTTTTTGAAGCTACGATTTCTTCTATAAGCAAACTTTTTCCAAAGCTTGTTGGCGCACTAGCAATTATATTTTTCCCTGACAAAAGATAATTAGAAATTTTCTTTTGCTCTTTATGTAGATATGTATTCTTTAAAAAATCTGACTTAAAATAACTCATTCGCACATCGTCTGCAAAAGACATAATTTTCAAATCAGAACTATTTTTTTGAATATACGGATAAAATCCTAACGTTTCAATCAAATCCGCCCACACTACATATAAATTTTTATCAATTTTTCCCCAATTATTCAGAACATGTATTACTATCTTTCTCGCGGATAATTCTGCTTCCGCTGAATGTTGTGACAACAATTGTGTGCAATATGAAACAATTTTAAAACTCTGTTCAAAAGAGATTCTTTCTGCATTTTCAATTTCTAATATGATTTCGGTTGTCTTGTCCATATTTCACCTCAAATATTCTGCATATGCCAAAGACGTTTATGCAAATTAATGACTAATTCATTTTTGTCATTTACAGGAAATAGCATAAGTATAATATTAACTCTGTCTTTTAGTGGCATTTTGTTCTGTTTATCAAAATACTCTTTTAACTCTCTGACATTTAATTCGTGGTAGGCTATTGCATTAGGATCATTCATATCAGAAAACTTTTTGTAAATGTCATGTGTATAAGTACAAAGCATTGGTATGTTTATAATATTAAGTTTGTCGCTTAGCTTTGTACAATTCGTTATTGTATCAATCCATTCCTCTCTGCCAGGTATAGAATTATTATCCAGATTCTTTTTAATTATCACAAACTGGTCATTTAAATAGTCTGTATTAATATGTTCATTCAAATCTTTCACTAATGCTTTTATCCCCTCTTTACTATCATCATAAAGCTTACTTTCACCAAGCCATAAAATTTTTTCATTCGTGGAAACATGTACCGCATCAAATCCATGTGCAGGCACACTCGCACTATCTTTGAAATAAACTTTAGAAATTAGTGGTATTGTATGCTTAAATTCCCTTAATATCAAATGCAACAACAACTCACCAAATTCTCCTCTTTTTGCTGTACTAGACCTTTTTAATTCGTTATATGCATTAATATCTTTATCTACACACCACTGTTTCATTAATTGAAAATCTTTGATTTTATAAATACAATGAGCCGCTTCTCTTAACTTTTCAACAATGTCATTTTGAGGAATATTGGGATCTTCATATTGTGCAAAAACATATTCTGGAATTGTATTACATATGGCTTTGGTAAAATCATCCAAGCAATATTTGGGATTTCCTTCATCATCAATATCCATATCAACTAAAAAGGTATTCAAATCATCTTCGTTAACTTTCAGTAATATTACATTCTTTTTATCGAAAATTCTGTTAACCATATTAAGCAGTACCTCCACAAAACCAAATAAAGCACATAATAACACGTTCTTTTCATCGATATCTCTACTCGCTATTATAATATTTTACCATAAAACTCCACCTTTTACCATCCGCAAAAGAGCAAGAAAAAAGGCCGACCAGGAATCGCAACTCCCAATCGGCATCTTTTCTTACTCCTCTTCATTTTTACATTCAATCTCCGTTCCGTCCAGAAAGACCACCAACAATGTTCCATCTTCAAAAACCTTGATGTGGTCCAGCGTTTTCAGCATGAAGTCCGTATCCATCTCCGTCAAAGGTTCTGCCCCATCGGTGTACTCTATGAACTTCTCTGCTCGATAACCTTCCAATAGGTTCTCGCTCTGAAGCTGCTCCGTCCACTGCTCCATGAAATCCTCTCTGTTCTCCACCAGTGCGTTCCAAGCCATCAGATAAGCCTTTATCAGCGTTTCTTCCTCTACGTGGCGGTTGGCGCATCCCATAACTCCTTTGACCTTGTAGCGTTCACTGCACTGCCATACCTTACGGTCAACGCCCGTGCTGCTCCGCCAGCCTTTCCGTGCAAATACCTTATTACAGTCTCCGCAAATTATCTTAGATGCAAATGGATTGCTTTCCGGCCGATGGGAATAGGAGTTTGTCCCATGCTCCTCCAGATACTTTTTCCTGCGTTTTATTTCAAGCTGTACACATTCCCATATCCGCTTTGAAATGATGGCATCATGATCATCCTCCACATAAAACATCTGAATTTCCCCTTTGTTCTGTGTACGTTTCTTGGTGAGGAAATCCACCGTATAACTTTTCTGCAGCAAGGCATC